GTATAAGTAAATGGCAGATGAAAAGATTGACTACTTTGATGGTATTCGTGACCATTTTAGTCAGCTAGACACACAGATTATTGAAGTTCCAGAGTGGGGTTTGACAGGCGATAAAGCTATTCATACCAAGCCTTTTAATATGCTTGAGAAACAAAAGATTTTCAAGGGTGCAACGAATACGGATTTGCTTGTACTCATTGACGTTATCATTGAAAAAGCCTTAACAAAAGATGGCGAAAAGATGTTTAACGCTTCTCACATTCTTTCCTTCAAAACAAAAGCTGACACAAATGTAATTGCAGACGTTGCCACAAAGATAATGGGTACTGGTAATGAAGATATTGAGGATTATAAACAGTTTCCGAAATCTTGCAAATGTCAGTTGAGGAATTTAATATGTGGATTGCTTACTTTCAAATCCAACATGAGGAACGAGAACGACAAGAACGACTAGCAAAGGCAAGTAGATAAGTGGCAACAAAAAACGTAAATATAGACATTATAGCGAAGGATAAGACCCGCCAAGCTATGAGGTCAGCCACAACAGGGGTCGATAAACTAAAACAATCGGTGTTCAATTTAAGAAATGCTCTTGTGGGTATAGGTGCGGGTGTTGCGATAAAGTCGTTTGTTGATGTTGGTAGACAAGTTGAATCCCTTCAAATAAGACTAAAATTCTTATTTGGTAGTGTAGAAGAAGGTGCAAAAGCTTTTGATGTTATGTCGAAGTTCGCATCTAAAGTACCTTTCAGCCTAGAGCAAATACAAGCGGGAGCGGGAAACCTAGCTGTTGTTGCAAAAGATTCAAAAGAATTAGCAAAGATATTAGAAATAACAGGCAATGTTGCTAGTGTTACTGGTCTTGATTTCCAAACAACAGCCGAACAAATACAGCGTTCATTCTCAGCGGGTGTAGCTAGTGCCGATATTTTTAGGGAAAGAGGTGTAAGAGATTTACTAGGGTTCAAGGCGGGTGCAACAGTAACAGCGGAAGAAACAGCCGAAGCATTTGAAAGAGTGTTTGGAAAAGGTGGAAGGTTTGCGGGTGCAACAGATGATTTAGCACAGACTTTCACAGGAACGCTTTCAATGATAGGCGATAAAATTTTTAACTTCCAAAAAACTGTAGCAGACGAATTTTTAAAAGGACTAAAACAGGAATTCGGTGAGTTAGATAAAGCCTTAGAAGCTAATCAAGCAACTATAGATAAGATAGCTAGGGCAGTTGGTAAAGGATTGTCAGATGCGGTTATTCTTGCGGGTAAGGGCGTTGAATTCATATCTGATAATTTTAAAATTTTTAAGGCATTAGGAATGGCTCTTGTTGTTGCAAAAATATCAAGTGCGTTTTTAGGCTTGGCTCGTTCTTTAAGCCTTGCGGGGGTCGGTATGCTGAAACTCAACCGAATTTCAAAAGGAACGGGTTTAGTTGCTATTCTTGCGTTAGGTGTTGGTGCTTTAGAAGCCACAGGGAAATTAGAAAAATTATTCAAAGTATTTCAAAAAGACAAAACCTTAGAAGACTTTAAATCAGATGTGGAAGCTTTAACATCACAACTGGCAACATTTACGGATAATGGTGCGGATGGGTTTGATGCGGTTCGTGATTCTTACGAAAAATTAAGAGATGAACTCAGAGAGCGGATAAGGGATTTTGATAATAGTTTTGATAAAATAACAAACCCTTTTGAATCAGATAAAACATTTGAAGCGACAAAAGAATTAAGAGAATTAGAAAAAGTGTTATTTGATTTAGATAAAGCCTACATGAATGTTCCTTTGGAAACTGTTGAAGTTGGGTTAGGCAACGTCACAGATGCAACAAAAAAACAAGGTGACGCTGTTAAAGAACTAACAGGGTTTTATGAAAACTTGAAAAAAGGTTTTACAGATGCTTTCTCAACACAAAAAGAAATGTTCAAAGAAATACAGGATATTGGTGCATCGGCATTTGAGGGATTAAAACAATCACTTACAGACTTTGTAATGACAGGCAAACTTAGCTTTCAAGATTTAGCTACTTTTATTGTAAGAAAAACTGTTGAAATGCTTATTGGAGAAGCAATCCAGATGGCATTTAAAAAAGGTTTAGCAATGTTCAAGGCAGATGCTATCAAAAAAGCATTTATAAGCTTATATGAGGGTGCTATGAAGACCTTTGCTTCTATACCCTTCCCATTCAATATAGTCGCTGTAGGCGGTGCATTAGCGTTTGGTGCGGGTATCATAAATAAAATAAAAGGATTTGAAAGGGGTGGTAGACCGCCAGTCGGACAACCAAGCATTGTTGGGGAAAAAGGTGCAGAACTCTTTGTACCAGACCAAGCGGGAACAGTCGTACCAAATGACAAGCTAGGAATGGGTAAACAAGTCACAGTAAACTTCAACATCAATACTGTAGACGCTAGGGGTTTCAACGAATTATTGGTAAATAGTCGGGGTGTAATCGTAAACCTTATTAATAGTGCTATGAATGAAAAGGGTAAGATGGCAGTCGTATGAGTGGAGCATTACCAAAAACAGATTTTACAGCTATCAATATCAAGAGCAATCAAAAGACTTTGTTTAGTGAAACGGATAGCGGGAAGACATTTAGAAGACAAGTGCAAGGTCAACGCTTTAGTTTTACTCTTTCATATCCTCCCCTTACTAGAGCAGACTTTGCACCTGTGATGGCTTTTATTATGAAGCAGAGAAACAGAAAAGATAATTTTACAGTAACCTTCCCAAGCTATCTAAACGCACAGGGCAACGAAACAGGCACTTTATTGGTTAATGGTGTTCATGCGGTTGCTGACACAACGATAGCTATAGATGGGTTTGCGGGTGATGGTGCGGGTAGACTCAAAGCGGGTGATTTTATCAAGTTTGCTCACGATAAGGTCTATATGGTGGTTGAAGATGCAACGTCATCTAGTAATGCGTCAACAGTTACAATAGAACCACCCCTCAGAGAAGCACTAGCGGATAATAGTGCGGTTACTTATGATTCAGTACCTTTTACAGTCCACCTAACAAGTGACGTTCAAGAGTTTTCGACAGGGCAAAACGACAAGAATGGAAACTTATTATTTAATTATGAGTTCGATGTAATAGAGAGTTTGTAAATGGCTAGAGGGTTAACAAGTGCAGTAAAAACAGAACTAGCCACAGGAAATATTGAACCAGTTATTTTATTAGAATTAGGTTTCGGAACGCCAGTATATTTAACAAATGCAAGCTTTGACATAACATCAAGCGTTTCTGGAACATCTAGAACATATCAAGCAAACGGACATTTTAGAGGAATAACAGGGGTAAGCGAAACAAACGCACCTTCAAAAAATAGTCTTATCGTTAATCTTTCTGGTGTAGACCAAACCTATATATCCATAGCACTTAACGAAAACATAATTAACGATAATGTATTTGTTTATAGAGGGTTTTTAGATGCAAACCTTGCACTAATAGCTGACCCATTCCTGTTATTTTATGGAACAATAGACGAATATAAGATTACCGATACCACAACATCAGCGAGCATAAACCTAACTGTTACGTCACATTGGGGTAATTTTTCTAAACAAAGTGGGCGAACAACGTCAGACACTTCACAAAAAAGGTTTTTTAGTAGTGATAAAGGCATGGAATTTTCCGCTTTGACTGTAAGCGACATCAAATGGGGTCGGGTATGAGTAGTGTTCATATATACCAAGCAGAGAAAAAAGATTTCCAAGAGGTCTTTGATTTATTGATAAATTTCAAAGAAGTGGATTTAGTTGATGTAGATTTACCCAAAGTAGATAAGCCAAAACTTAAAACGTTTATTGATTTCATTTTACAAAAGGGCAAAATTATTCTTGTGAAAGAGTTAGACCAACAGGAACTTATTGGCTGTTGCATATTTCATAAATCAGAATATTGGTTTAGCAAACAGGAACTAATAAACATAAATATTCTTTATATTAAAAAACAATATAGAAATTTTAAGCTAGTAAAAACGTTGATAGATAGCGTGAAAAATGTGGCTGATGATTTACCTATAGTCATGGGGGTCACAACAAAAATAGAAATAGGTGCGGCT